TTGTCATTTTGAAAACCTCCTATATTTCATCAAGCGTTTTCTTGATGATTTAATTGTATCAAGCGTTTTCTTGAATGTCAAGCGTTTTCTTGATAAAAAATCAAGTTTTTTCTTGAAAGCTTTCAATGTTCATTTAGTGACAACTAAACGAACTAATATAATATCGTTAATTGTTTACTTAATGGTTGCGGAAACTTTTACTATATAGGGGCTATATAGAGAAAGTTATACACACCATTAAGCGTTTACTTAACAAACGAAAAACCCGGTACCACCTTCACCGGGACAGGCACCCCGCCCGTTTTGCTTTAACGCTATAAAGCGTTAGTGTCAAAAAGTAAAACTGACAGAAAAACCGCCGCTTTTCTCCCGGCAAAAACCAGCGATCACAAGCGGCGATTTTATAGTCGATAGTCGAAAGTCGTTTGATAGTCGAAAGTCGTTAGTCGTTTTCGGTGTCAGGGTCGGAGTTGTTAGAGTCAATAAGATAACGCTCTCGAATTGCGTCAGCGTCATAGTCGTTGTCCTTGTTGGTTGGCAAGACAGGAGCAACATCGACTTTCTTGACATCCTGATAGCCATAGTTGTTGACACCAAGGAAGACACCCGCCATGGGGTTGATCTTGCCGTTGAGCATGTAGTCCTCCCACAGACATTCCAAAAGTTGGTACGCTTTTTTTACCAAGTCCGTAACGCCTTGCGGCAACGAGGACAGCCCACCCATGGCTCCACTGCCTTGTGTGTTACCTGTCTTGATTTCCCACAGTCTTCTCCTGTCAATCCCTAACGCCATAGCCATACCAGACACGGAGGGCTTCATATCGCTATCCACCATGAGGTTGAAATACTCATTGAGCCTGTTCTGTACCGCAACCTCATCATGCAAATCAATCTTGGGCATGTTCATGAAGTGCAGGTTCATGCTGGTGTACTTGGCATTATCCCCAGCGTCAAGTGTGAGAGAGCTGGTACTCGTGGGCAATCCAATGCCCTTCGGGTTGTTTCTCTTTGTTGCCATAGTCGTTCTTACCTCCTCAGAGAGTCCTCTTTCGGCTCAAAAGAGTCCTCTTTCTTCTTATTCTTATAAAGTAGTTAAAGTAGTTGAAAATCAGTTTTTGCGTAAACTTTCGCTATATAGACCCCCTTATAGGAGACTTTTACGCAAAATCAAGATTTGAACTACTTTTACTACTTCTCCTATAACTTTGCGAAAAGACAAGTAGTAGTCCTACAAAGATTATTTCGCAAATGTCATTTTTGATGATTTTTCAATCCGATTCGGATAATCTGAGGTTTTCGACCGTCACAGTCGCTACCTGCCGCCAGCCCTCGCACCACTCGGCGAGATTTCCTTGCTCAATGTGGCTTGCGATTTCAGTCGGATTGATGTCTGCGATAAGCCCCAAAAGTTCGTCCATAGTCACACCTCACTCGCTTGCCTTATAGTTGTACAAAGGTTTAATGACCATGAGAATGTCCACCGTCTCGGCGATATTCGCCACGATTTCTGCCATGGGCTTGTAGACCATCGGGCTTTCATCAATCGTGGACTGACTGACCGAGGTGGTGAAGATACCCTTCATGGAGTCCTCAAAGTCGGCGAGACTCACCAGCTCCTTCGCCTTGCTACGGCTCATGATACGACCTGCGCCGTGCGGGGCAGAGTAGTTCCAATCCGGGTTGCCTTTACCTTTGCCGATGATACAGCCGTCTCTCATGTTGATAGGAATGAGCAGGAGTTCACCGGCCTTGGCAGAGATAGCTCCCTTGCGAACCATGTTCGTCTCCAAGTCGATGTAGTTGTGAATGGTCTCGAAACCACCCCAATGGTTCCAGCCCATCACATCGAGAATGGTCTCGGCAATGGCATAGCGGTTGAGGGCGGCGTACCGCTGGCAGATTCTCATGTCGTGCAGATAGTCTTCACGATCCTCGCCGGTGAGGTAGCACAGCTCCTTCGGAATACCGAGAGGGTTCGGGCTGAACTTGCGGTGAAGCTCCCGGATAGCTTTCTCGATTTCCTTCTTTCGTCCCTGCGCCGTGTACTCGGCAATCAACTGCTCCTGCCGCTTGTACAGCAGGTCTTTGCCCGACATGGTCTCCACGGCGAGAGCCTGATAGTACTCTGCTACCTGCTTTCCGAGGTTGCGGCTTCCCGTGTGGATAATGAGGAACTTGTTGCCGTACTCGTCCATGTCGATTTCGATGAAGTGATTGCCGCCGCCAAGAGTGCCAATGCTTCTCTTAATGCGGTCGATGTCTTTCAGGTGACGGTAGCACCGAAGCTCGTCCAGCATATCGAAACGAACATACTCGCTCTTGCGCACCTCTCTGCCAGAGGGGATATGCTCACGAATGGCAGAGTCGAGGGCGGCGAAGTCGATGTCGATTTGTCCGAGTTCCACGGTGCGCATACCGCACCCGATGTCTACACCCACGATGTTCGGAATCACCTTGTCACCCAAGTCGGCGGTGAAGCCGATTACACACCCGGCTCCTGCGTGGACATCGGGCATGATACGAACCTTGCAGTCAGCGAAGACGGGTTGCTTCACGAGGGTGTAAATCTGGTTCAGGGCTTCGGGTTCGATATTGTCAGTGAAGATTTTAAGGTCACTCATTTTGTTACACCACCTCATGCAAAATCTGTTCCAGTCGCTCGGCGCACTTCACGATGAAATCATCGTCCTGCGAGAAAAGTTTGCCGTCCCTCTGCAATCGTTCGAGAGCCATGAGAGAGGAGCTGATTTTCTCTGCGCACTTGGCAACATGGGTTCTATGGTTCGTCTCTGCGGTAACGGGATAGAAGATGTTGTTCCTGCCGAACTCTGCCCCGTTGGTCATGACGAACTTGGTACGAGCCGGGGTGATACGCTCGATAGTCAGGGGGATGGTTTTCGGGTAGCGGAAGAATCCCCACCTGATTTGAGTTTTCATTCTGATTCCCACGACATCACCCGGCTTCAAGGTGCTTTTGTCGATTACATCAAACATTTTCGTTTTCCTCCTCAAGCCGATGATAGAAGTTCGACAGGACGCTTTTCGCCGCAAGAATACCTTGCTTGTAGCCCTCCTCGTATTTGTAGTTCCCGTTCTTGCCATAGGGATTGTCCCTCATTTTTCGGGAGAGCTGTTCCTGCAAATCCTCATACTGCCATCTGGTCATGTCAAACAATCTCCTTCAATTTCAGACCCCAATAGATTACGAAGCCGCTGGAAGTCGATTTGCGGTCAAACCATTCGGGGTGACGCTCCATTTCGGAATTGAACTTCCTCGCCGACAGCACATAGGCTCCCTCGGACTTCGCCCACATCTTGAACGCTTGGTAGAGGTCTTTCGCCTTGATGTTGGTGCGCTTGCCCTTCTCACCGAAGGGGTTGTTCTCGTCCTCCGGGACTCGCACACAGCGGTTTTCGAGGAATTGAAGCACAAGGTCATTCTCTCGCTCGTACTTCGTCACGACAGACCTCAAGGACTCAGACATGGCGAGACCGTGTTCCTTGTACTTGATATACCCACGCACCAGCCACATGAAAATGCCGCTCATGGCTTCCTGAGAGGTCAGCTCGTCCTTGAGGTGAGTGTCCTGCTCGGCGGGAGAGAAATGCCGGTTGAACTCAATCACCTTGATACGCTCGGAAGCGAACAAGCTCTTGTCCGTCACCATCGGGAGGTCATTACAGGACAGCCAGAGGGTGAACTGCGGCTTGTAGGTGATTGCCGACTGGTACAGCGCACGAGCGGAGATTTCCTCACCACCCGTGAACTGCTTGATTTTCTCCTCGTCCAGCTTGCCGTACTCGTTGGACTCGCTCATGGTGACAAACCGCTTGCCCTTGAGACCGGCGAGGGTAGGAGAAGCCGCTTCTGCGTCCTTTTGCCGGTCTCCTCGGCAAATCATACCGACAGGGGCAACCTTGGCGTAGTCACCGAGCATGGTCTCAATCGTGTTGAGGAGCGTGGACTTGCCGTTGCGGGCGGTCTTGCCGTGCAGAATGAACATGCACTCCTCGTTGCTCATGCCGAGGATGGAGTAGCCAAGGGAGCGTTGCAGGAAATCAGCTTTGTCCTTGTCGTTCTGAGTGACCTCGTCAATGAACTGCTCCCACCGCTCACAGCGAATGTCCCTGCGGACGGTGTGACGGAAGTTGGTCTGCATGGTGAGAAAATCGTCCCACTTGGCTTCCCGGAAAGAGAAGTCCCGCAGAGAGTAGGTTCCGTTCAGGCAGTTTATGAGATAGGGGTCAGCGTCAAAGTCAGTCGCAGAGATACGCAGTTCGCCGGTTGCGTCCTTGAGGATTCGGTCTCTCATACGCCTGTCACCCATCTTGTTTACAAAAGAGGTGTAGCTTTTGCGGGTATCATCGTCTACGATTTCCCCGCAGTAAAGAATCATGAGTCGTACAAAGTCCTTAATTTTTTCGGAGACGAGGATTGCGCCCTCGTCCTTGCGCCATGCTCCTTCAAAGTAGGTGTACCAGCTTTTGTGCTCAGTGCAGTATCGAGCTTCCCGGTTGTAGAGCATACCGAACAAGTTTGCCATACCCATTTCCGACCACTCGAACCCGGAACTGTTTTCGTCCGCTTTCTCAGGGTGGTAGGATTTGATGATATACATTTTTTCCGACAGGTCTTCGTCCATAATGACTCTGCCGTTACGAAGCTCGAAAAGTTCTCTATCACTTGCCATGATTGCGTTCACCTCCTACTGCAATAGCGCATTTTTGTTTATCCTCTACCCGCCAAGCACAATTTTCTCTCCGACATATCCACCCTTTAGGGTCACTGATTGCGTCCGAAGCGAGTAGGAGGGGGCAGTATAGCTTGTCTTTCTCATATTCAGACATCGTGTAAATCCCTCCTCACGTTCTTTCTTACTTCCTCATCGTCCTGCTTTACATAGCCTGTTTCGGCAACAATGTCACGAAGCACCTGTAGCCGTTTTTCGTCCTCCTCAACGGAAATGGACTTGATGTACTGGATAATCCTACGGACTTCGAGAGCAGTCCAGTGAGGGATTTTGTTGCCGTAGAGCTTCTTGCCAATGGCGTTGACGGTAGCCGGAGAAAGCCCAAGCTCATAGGCAATCTCAGCGTTGGTATAAATCCATTCTCCTTTTGTGTTAATCATTGTTTACACCTCTGCAAACTTCATGGCATACAATTCTGCCGCTCTTGCACTTGGGAACGAGCATGAAGTGAAGTTCCGGGTCTACGAGAGAGACCATCTTTTCTACCAGCTCCCGGATTTCCCACTGCGCCCTGAGACAGAGCCGCTCGTTGGCGATATGGATAAGCTCTCTCAGGTTGCAGGATAGGTACAGAGCGGTTTCACAGGCGTTGGGGAGGATATACCGAGCGTCCTCGTTGGGAACACCCTTCATTTGAAAACGATGGTAAAATTCTTTAACCTCTCCGAGAGCATATTCAAAATCCAGTTCTCCAATGGTGTCCGGGATTACCACCCCGAAGCCATCTTCGGAACGATACCGCTGACTGCGTTGGGTAAAGCTACAGTGTCTATGCCGCACAAGCTGGTGCGAACAGGCACGAGAGATACCCTCGATTTTGAAAGTGAAATAGATGTGCTCAAACACGCTATGATGTCCATTGCAGTACAGGTGCTTCACGAGTCCGAGCGGATTCTTTGGGTCGCTGTCATAGCAAATACTCGCAATCTGAGCGATAGTCTCAATGGGATTTGGTGTCGCTTGTATGAGTGTTACATTCATTTTTACTTCTCCTTTTTCTACGATTATTAGCTTGTTCCTTGGCGGTAGCCCAACGACAATTACTCGGTTCATAATTACCATTGTTGTTGATACGGTCGATTGTTAAGTCTTCACGATAGCCGTTAGTTAATGCCCAATCTTTGAAATTGGTAAAGGTATGCCATTCTTCGCACACAGATATATCTCTACCACCGTATCTTTCAAAACATTTGTTGGCAGGGTTCTCGCAACGACTTATCATGTTGTGCCAACAATAATACAGTCGAGTTCCACCGCCTCCATGTTTTAATCTAGCCACGGGACGAGTTTCTTTTTGTAAGCACCCACACGAGCACGTTTTCCCACTTGTAAGACTGCTTGTTTTTACGATGGTTTCATTCCCACATTCACATTTGCAATTCCATAAAGCACAACCTTTTGCGTTACTTCCTTGCCTTGATAAGACAGTTAGCCGCCCAAATACTTGTCCCACTAAATCCATATCATCACCTCTTGTATCGAGTGATACTATTCACAATGGTCTGTATCTCATAGAGTGGTAAGCAAGGGTCACAGGCAACCTGATTGGCATATTTCAGCTCATCGTATATATGCTGTTTACTATATCCCAAATTGTGTAAGAGTCCAGCAAGTGAGGTCAGACAAATGTTACGGCTTCCGTCCGGGATTCTTGGATATACGGGACGGAGCTTGATACGGTTGTTTTCGGGTAGCTCCCAAACGGGAGAGTAAATGCGGCTTCCGTAGTCGGGAGAGTCTTTTTTCTGCCGGGTATCCGGGAAATACTTCTCCACGACATAATCAATGGCTTCCTGATTTTCTTCAATGGTGTTGTACAAAAGCGTATCGCCGGTCATGATGAAATAACGAGCCGCTTTATAAATTTCCACCCCTGCAAGGTTGTTCTTACCTTTGAATGGGAGCGTACCCCTGAGCAAAATATGAAAGCCCCTGCCGCTCTTGGATTTCTCGGTGTAGCTTTCACACACACCGATGATTTCTGCCGCCAATGGGGAAAGAAAACCGTCTTGGTCGTAACCATCGTCTATATCAATCCCCACATAACCATTGTCGTTGAAAACGAACCCACAATAATCATAGTGTCCCTCCGATACAGCTTTGAGAGCCGTATCGAAGGAAGACCATGTTTCAGGATTGGTAGAGGAAGCGGCTTCCCGCTCAAATGCTTTCATCGGAACCTTGCTGTCACTGCGAGTACAAACCCATTGATCTAACTTTTTCAGTTCATCAGGAATATTCTCGTAGTGTGTCAAATCAGATTCCTCCTCTTAGCAATTTTCCGTTCCAACTCATTGATAAGCTTCCAGATGGTGTCCTGCTTGATATTCCTGTCCACAGACGCTCTGTAAACATTGTCTGGAATCGTATCGCCCTCCCGGTACACAAACAGTAAAATGTCCCTTTCACTGTCGGTAAACCCTCTGAGTGCGCTTTCACAGGCATACCAGTTCTGTTTATCTGCGTCAGAATGGAATTTGGGACGGGGGTGTCTGGCATAAAACCTCATACAATGCTGGATATAATCAGAATAATAGGTTCTCATTCGTTGTCCTCCGTCTTATTGGAAACCGTGCGCTTGTAAGGTTCACCTTCAAAGTACCATTTGTTGTCGATGTTGATGGGGAAACCGCCAACATCGGATTTGAGCGTCTTTCCGTTGTCAATGATATGTTGTGCGGACGCAATCGCCATCTGGTTTTTCACCAAGTCCTTGCCGGTGCGGAGCAGGAAGTTCACCTTCCCGTTTGTATTTTTCAGCCGGTAATTCATTTTTTATCCTCCTCGTTCCATGCGGCAATATCAATGCCGTATTGTTTCAGTTTGTATGTGCAAAGCCAAGCCTTATCCTCGTCACCCATCTCACAATACTTAGCCAGAGCGTCTATCTCCGTTATGAAGTAATCGTAAAATGCTCTCAGCCGCTTTTTCCCGAAACCAAACTTTTCGTGAAGCACCCACAAGACCAGTGCGTCTATCTCATTGGCGTTCTTTCGGTCAAATTCAGCGCACTGACGAAGGATTTCAGCGTCTATGGCTTTCTGTTCCTTAGAACTAAATTGCACCCCGAAAATATGACCCCGATTTCTTTTGAAAACAGGCATTTCAAACACCTACCACATGGGAAGCGATCATATCGGCTTGGTGCGTCCACAACACGTTCGGGAACCTGTGCACAGCATTGGTGTAGTCTCGCCACTGCTCTTTATCTGTGAAAGCTCCCATGTGATAGAGAATACACATCACTTCCTCCTCGGTCAGCGTCATATACTGAGATAAAAGAATGACCGATTTATCTCCATGCCCCTTCACAGCGGTATCAGGGTTGTATTCCCAGTTCATTTCATCGTACACAGGTGTCTTTTCGTTCCCAATGAAAAGCTCCTCGATAATGGGATGCCGGTACTGGTCAATTTTGCACAGGTCATGGAACATTCCCACAATGAACGGGCTTTCGGCTCTCTGCCATCTCAGCTCGTTTTTGACCGACAGCTCTACGAGAGAGTTCATCACCATGAGGGAATGATCGAAAAGTCCACCTTCGTATGCCCCATGGTATTTCGTACTTGCCGGAGCACGGAAGAAACCGTTTGCCAGCAGATATGTCTTGAAGTCCTGAGAAACGATCTTGTCAAGACCAGCGGCTTCAAATAACGCTAATCGTTCTCGCTCTGTCATTGTTCTCCCTCCTTCATCAGCTCACAGATAAACGCCATGTTGCAAGCCATATGTTTGTAATGCTCGATACCGCTCTCTGCGTCCTTGGAATGATTATCCTCAAGAAAGGCAAGCCAGTGGCGGTAGAAAGCGTCAATATACCGCTGTAATTCGACTTTCCTCCAATTATCCGGGTCATGCTATTTTACTGTACCATATTCTCGGACGAGAGCAATATCACGAATGATTTGAACAGGGGCAAGGGATAATTTGGCTTTCCCTTTATCGTCCTTTGCAATCTCCATTTCATTTCCTCCTGTTATGCAAAGCCTTGTAAACACCTCTCGCTCTCTGGTCATATATACCATTTTCGGCTTCACGCCACTTGCGCTCCTTATCCCGAAGCTCATCGTGTTCTTTCTTTTCGGATAAATACTCGGCACAAGTGGCGTGACAACCGATATGGCGTTTAGGTGCTACACAATTCTTGCAACACTTTATACCCATTACAGATTGCCAAGCAGAGCGTCAAGGTCAAGTCCTTTTGCCGGTTGTGCCGTAGAAGCGGGTGTAGGAGTGGAGGTAGGAGCACTGGTTTTCGGAGCGGCAATAGCATTGTTGCTTTTACCGAGCGTCAGAGCACGAGCTACAGGCTCAGTGTCGAAGTACTCAGCCGGGGACTTATCGCCGAGGTTCGCAAATGTGACCGTTTTGTTCGGGTCTTTGTTGGAAGGGAGCTTGGTGTGGACAACCTCGGCACAGATGAAATGGTCAATCAGCTCGGAAGGGTCGATGTCCTCCAAGGTGTAGTCACCCATTACGGTCTTGGCGAAGTAGGAAAAAGCGTTCAACGCCTTTTCGTTCAGCTCGTCATTGTTGTCCTTGATGGAGAAACGCTCGGTATGCGTCATGCCTTGTGCATTTACCAGCTTTACCTCGATCTTTCCAAACTCCTCGTCATAGGTAGCGTCATACACACGGAACACATAAGTTCCTTCGGGAATGAGAGTGAAGCCACTCGTCATAGGGATTCTTGCCATTGTCAGTTACCTCCTTATTTCTTCTTAGAACTCACATACATGGCGTAACCAACGATCAACACCAATTCCACAAGAATGGTAGTGATTACGCCAGCAACAAACGGATTGATATACATTGTGTCCTCCTTACTCCTCGTAGTCAGTCGGGAAAATCAGACCAATAACTTCTTCTTCGGAGGAGAATTGCTTTGGACGCTTGATAACCAGAGCTTTTCCCTCGCTGATTTCTTCCTCGGCGTTGTATTTTACGAACATTTCCACGATGTCTTTCCGTTCAATGAGAGCGTAAGAACTGTTGTCAACAGCAACCTTGTTCTGTTTTCCTTCGGTAGCGTAAATCCGCACACAGTCCTTAATAACGCCATCGGGGTAGGGCATGACAGCCGCATGAAGTTCACAGGGGTCGGTGAAACTGTCGTAGTTGATGATGTTCTCCGCAAACTCAGGCATATCGGCAATGTCAGCGCAAGTAACACTGTGAATGTCTTCCGGGATTTTCATAAACACCCGCTCGGAAGCAAGCCAGCGTTCACTATTCTTACGGTTGTAAACGATACCGTCAGAGCCAATAGCTTTTACAAATTTCTGAAATTTCATGGTAATCCTCCTTATTTCACAGTCATACGATACTGCTCAGACCGTTTCTGGTATTTTTCGAGCAGACCGTCAGCTTCCAATGCCTTTTTGTCGATGGTGGTAGTCTCAGAGCGAGAAACTGTCCAAGTGTAGGCAGAACCTTTGATCTCTACTTTTTTGTCACCGTCCCGGAACTGCTTCATAGCGTGTTCCTTGATGATGTCGTTGATGGTCTTGAGCCGCTTTTCCTTCTCAGCGGTGCTGGCGGCAACCTCGTCCAATTCCTTCTTGAGAGCTTCGGCTTCTGCGACCAGAGCTTCAATGTCGGTTTCGGGGGTCAGAGTGTTGGTGCGAAGGGCGGTAAGAATCTCAGCGTCCTTCTTCTCGTCATATTCGGGGGAAATGCCCGTATCAACATGATCTTCCCACCACTTCTCGACCCGAGCCACCTTCTCGGCGAAGTCCGGGTAACGCTCGGACACCTTGAACTCAACGGTGATGGTGTTCTTTGCGCTCGGCTTGAACTTCTTCGGGTCTTCGTAGTCATTCTCCTCGAGGAAGGAAGCGACCATGATAACATCGTCCACGCCCAAAAGGTAGGCATAGAGAGCCGCTTGCAGGGCATAATACTCGGGAACATCGTTCTCCCAATCCTCTGCTCGTTTGGTGGTCTTCATTTCGAGAACAGCGTCAACCTTCCCGTCCTCTCCCTGAGAGAGATAGTCCCACATACCGCCGAGGTGGGGGCTGTCGGGGAAGAAATCACCCCAAGTCTTATTGAAGTAATCCTTCCCCCAAATATCGGTAGGAGTGATAATGTCCATTGCATAGGACTTCTTCATGTATGCCGCCTGTTTCGGCTCGATGGTCTTACCAGCGATGGTGTAGATCGTGTCCTCGAACGGCTTCTCGTATGTTTTCGTGATAGCGCACCACATTTCAAATGCGGTAGACCACGGGTTCAGACCGAGAATGGTGGCAAACCGAGTACCCGTGATTTTCTTTGTTTTCTTGGGAGGGGCAATCTGAATACGATTACCCTCGAGCCATTTGATAGCAGACATTATTCCTCTCCTCCTTCACCGAGCATTTCGTTGATACGATTGATAAGCTCCTCGCAGTCAGACTTGGAAATAACCGTGAATCCCTCGGTCTGAACAGCGATGTTGGCGATCATGTCCTCCTTGCTCGGGTCGGCTTCACGGAGCTTCTTCAACACGGCCTTGAGACCCTTGATCTGCAAGGGAGTGGCGTTCCCCTCAGTATCGGTCAAGGTTTCTTTCACCTCTTTGCGTTGACCGGGAGTGGCAGGAGCTTTCTTGGCGGCAGGGGCAGGAGAAGGAGCGTCTTCGTCCGTACCAATGTTTGCGTCAATGGAATCATTCTCGCAAATGTCCAAAGCCATCATGTAGAGGTAGCGGCGCATGTAGGTGATGGACGAACCAAGGGCTTGCATTTCGTTGGTGGCCTGTTTGCCGGTGTTGCTCATGATAGGAGCAATCTGGTTGAAGGGAGCCACGAACGAAACGGTGTCCTCCGGGTTGTCGGTGTTGATAATCGTCATAGTGCCGGTATCAGCGGTGAAGTTCACCACAGGCACGAGACCGATTGCCGAGAAGATACGGATTGCCGGGGGAACAATATCGTCCAGCTCGAAGTACTTGAACGACAGGTGCATGTTCTTGCCGGTCTTCTGGACATCGGCGTTGAGGAACTGCTCTCTCGCCTTAATGAGTTTTTGATAGACATTCTCGGTTTTAGTGGTCGTTGCCATTGCTTTTGTCCTCCTTGTTGTTTTCTTCTTTTCGGGCTTGATACCCAAAAAGTCATTGACTCGCTTTCGTGCCATGTCGATGTAGAACTGCTTGTCCACATCGGCAATGGTCAGGTGGTTATCGTTGTCGATGATACAATGCTCCGGGAGCATTTCGATTTTGGCGGTAGACTCGTTCTCAGCCTTGACTTTGAACAGCTTCCCGTATCGCTCGTCTGCCGTTGCATATACCCGGTTCACTCGCTGTACCGGGACTTGTACGCCATCGACAAGGTGATATGCTTCACGATATTTCGCCCCAGCCTTTGCAATAATCTGGAACTGGAAAATATCGTCACAGCCATTGATGGTGTCTTCCACGGGTGTACCGTGAACGAAGTACTCTCGGAGAGCGGTCGCAACGATACAGCAGGAATTGTTGATTTTCCAAGCACCCACGCTGGAAATGCCCTTGACAAGATAGCCGCCCTTTTCTTTGACCTCTTCGCTCGGTTGCACTTCGATATAGTTGTTCACATCCTTCTGCGCAATCTTCATCACGGAGTCTTCTTCCAGCTCAAAGCCGGTGCGCTTCTGCCACTCGTCACAGATTTCGTCCAGCTTTCCGAGGTCGGCTCGATTGCACTCGACCATGATACCGTCCGTGTTGAGCTGGACGATTTTCAGCCCCGGAATGTCAGCGTACAGGTGTTCAGCCAGCTCAAGGAGGAACAACTGCCCGGTGATACACACAGAGCGTCCCATGAGGGGGTCAAACAGGTCGTTGTACCTGTTGAGCAGTGCGCCGTAGGTCGTGTTCACAACCAGCTTGAGGGCGTTTGCGGTGGCCTTGTCTCCGCTTGCCTTGGCTTTCATACGGGTTTCCAGCACTTCCTCGAAGACCTGCGCCGAGGGGATGTTGCGGGAGGTGTAACCACACAGCGTCATGAGGTGCGGGTAGTAACTCGCCACATCCTTGTTGCGGATAACCCGTTCATCGGTCTCCTCGAAGAAGTAGTTCGGGATTGCGGCGTGAATACCACCATATCCCACGACACCGGGACACTCACCGATGGAGAATGTCTGCTTCTCGCTGAACAGCTCCGTGTCCGAGATTGACGGGTCGTACATCTTGTCAAAGAAATCGAAAATCTCCTGCGGGATGTACTCTCGCTTGAGGTGCGAAGGGTATACATACTTGCGTTCATCGTCATGGGGTTGCTTGGTCGCTTTCAGCAGGGCGGCGGTCAGCTTGGCGTTGGTCATGCCCATGGCTTTCACATCGTCCAGCCCCGCCAGTTTGCCAATGTGGACTTTGTTCTTGAGATAGTCCTTCCGAAGCTCCACAAGCCGCTCAGTCGTGTCAACATCGTGCATACAGTACTTGGCGGTCTCTTTCAGCTCGTCTTCGGTCAAAGCCCGGTCGATGTCGAAGGGGACGGTGGACTCCTCAACGGACAGTCCTAAGTGACCCTCAATGGCCTTGAGGGACAAGCCCATCTGCATATCGTCTTTGATGTCCACATTGTTGAAGCGGAAGAAGAAATCCCTCAGGGCGGGGTATTCCCAACCCTGACCACCTCCAATGAGGTAGTCATTGACCGCTTTCACTTCCTGCGGTACGAAGCCACAGCAGATAGCCTTGATGATGAATTGGTCGTAGTGTTTGGAGTTGAAACCCACATAGATGTTGTCCTCGGTAATGCACTGTTTCAGCTCCTCGTTGTCGTTGTGGACGATGGTGTACTTGCCGGTCTCTGTGTCCTTGAAGACCACAAGCCAGTCTTCGCAGAAGACCTCCACATCGTAGACAATCAGTCTCACTGGTTCACCTCCTATTCCACGAAATAACAACCGTTTTTACGGTAGGTAGTACAACGCTTTTTGTAGGACTTCACGAGGTATGCGACATCGTCAACGAAGTCATAGGCGATAGGTTCTGCCTTACCATCGAAGACACGAGCGATTCTGCCAATGCTCTGCGTCACGACAGCGTAGTCCTTCTGAGGGGTGGTGAGGAACAGCCGCTCCAAGCGGGGTATGTCCAACCCCTCTTTCGCCAGAGAGTAGGTTGCGAACAGGTACTTTTTCCTACCTGAGCGCATGTCCTCAATGGCTTTCTCTCGCTCCGCTTTGCCCTTCTTCGTTGTCATTTTGCCGCTCACCATCACAGCGTCCCGTCTCATGTGCGCTGGTAGCCAGTTCATGAGGTGTTCCAAGTGACTGAGCCGGTCGGAGAGAATCAGACAGCTCTTGCCCTCGTTGAGCTTGATGGTGTTCACAATCACTTCCTCCCGGCGTAGGTTTTCGGTGAGGTAAGTGACCATCTTCATGTAGTTCAGTGTCCCATCGGTGTTCAGGCAATCTCGGCTAAGTTCCACCCCTGTCGCAATGGGGAGAATACCAACCTTCATGATTTTGTCACCCACCGCCTTGTCAGGAACGGTGTATATAACATGACCGAGCAGGGCGTAGGTGGCTTCAATCATGCCGTCAGACCGATGTACCGTTGCCGAGAGACCGATTTTGTGCCGAGCGGACAAACTGTTCAGCACCTTGTAGAACTGCGTCATGGCGGTCGGTGTCCCGGAACAGCGGTGGCACTCGTCCACGATGATGGTGTCCCACAGGTCTTTGTACTGAGCCAGATTGAGCTTGCACATGGTCTGGATGGTGGCAAAGGTGATACCGCTTCCGATATTGACCTTGCCCTCGGTGATGGTTCCGATAACCCGCTTGTCCATGTACAGTTCTGCTCGTTCTTTGCTCTGCCTGAGCAAGTCCAGCGTGTGAGTCAGCCAAAGGGCTTTCTTCCCAAACCGCTTCACAAGGGCAATGCCCATTTGGGTTTTTCCGCTTCCTGCGGGGCTTTGCAAAATACCGTACTGTCCAGCCGCCACAGCGTCCACAGCGGCCTTTTGGTAGTCATAGAGGGGAATATCCACCCCTCCATAAGAGACCTCCTCAGCGGCCTTAAAATCGCCTATGAAGACAGCGTTCTTTCGGACGGACTCAGGGAGTGACCTCAGCGTTCCGAACGGTAGAACGATACTGGTTCCTCTCTGCTCGTATAAGCAGAGGGTCTTCGGTGTGTTGCCGAGCCACAAGTTCATGCGGACTTTCTTCTGGTACTCAGGGTTCGCAATCCGCATGTGCTTACTGCACCACACGAGCAGTTCTGCCGAGGGGTTGTCGATGGTCAGAGTGTTCGAGACGGTGATTATCATGCAAACACCACCCACGCTTCCAGTACTCGCCCATAGAAGCACATGTCCCTGAAGCTGATACTCGATTGAGTCTTGGACAGGCGTTTCAGCGTGTCATAATCGAGCATGAAGATGTATCCTTCGCACTTGAGGGCGAACCAGCCAGTTCCGTTCCCGCTTTCCTGCCAAGCTCTCATGGCGGTGTGCTGATTGTCCTCGATACGGGAGAATGGGAATCTCCCTCTCGAACAGACTTTGCAGTCAATCAGATAAGACTTGCCGTCTCTGACCGCAATCACATCGGCGGGTTGCCCAGCTTGGTTTTGAGCGAGGTTGTGACACCAGAACCCCTCCCGAAAGAGGATTTCGCAGAAGACGGACTCGAAGCTATTTCCGAGCTTCTTGTTTGTCATTGCGTAACACCTCCTCGTACTCGTCCATAAGACCGAGAATCTTGGTGGAATAGGCGGTGCTTGTGACCCCATTCTCCCATGCCTTTTGCGCTCCGTAATTTCCCATGTTGTATGCCATGAGAGCCTTGCCGTAATCACCGTACTTCTCAATGTAGCTACCGATGATGGTGATACCGCAGAAAGCGTTCTGGTACGGATTGAGGAAGTCAGCCGTTCTGTACTTCTCCTCAAGCCACTCGTGGTTTATGGCATTGATTTGCATGAGACCGTAATCGTTGGTGGAGCTTACCACCTCCGGGTTGAATCCGCTCTCATGTTCAATCATGGCGAGAGCCAGTGTCACCGGGACACCTTTGTCTGCGCAGATTTCGTAGATGTACCTCTGCAAAGAGTCTGACAGGGGAACATCGAACAGGAACACTTCGGTCTCCTGCGGTAAACCGTCCGTCTCGTGAACCGGGACTTCGATGGTTTTAGTGACAGTCACCGTCTTGTGCGGTGTGGTGAGAACTCCAAGCAGATAACCTGCCGCTCCTCCTGCCAGCACCAGCACGGCAAGGAAGACACCGAGCTTTTTCAGGTTGTACTTGGGTCTCTTTTTGCTTTCTCTACATTGCGTAGCCATTTTTGAAAATCCTCCTCATTTTTCGGGTCTGCATAGAACTTCTCCAAGAGACCCATCAAGGGTCGTGCGAGGTCTGATACTTGGGAGTCACTGAGACTCGTATTCAGTGAGGATTTTGTCACATTCATCCAGAACCACCTTAGCCTTGGGGTAGGTATAGACCCCACGAACAATGCTCGACATTTCGGGTGGCTGAACTGTGATACCTCGCTTACGCAGTTCAAGAATCAAATCCACCTGCTTAATACCAAGCCGCTTCATTCGCTCCTGAATATGACTCATGCTTTTACCTCCTCTCATGATTCAGAAAACGAGAATTGCCTTGACAGTAAGCCGAATTGATGTTATTATTCTTATAGGAGTAATCAAACCTCAACCTCCTCGAAACTGCCACTTTCAAGGGGGTCGGCTTCTTATTGTCAATTCGCTATTCCCGAACTTCTTGGTCTTATTATAGTTCTTCTTTTGCGAATTGTCAAGAGGGTAATTCAAATAATCCGAATTAAAATTTGCGGAAGGAGAATTGCAATGTCTTTCAAAGAGAACATCAATCGGATTTGCCTTGAGCGTGGGATAAACCTCACGGCGGTTGTGAAAGAGGTAAAGGGTTCGTCCTCGTTCACCAGTGCAATCAACAAGGGGTCTCTGCCCAAGGAAGAAGAAATGGTGGCAATGGCTAAAATCCTGCACTGTTCCGTCATTGACTTCTTCATGGACGAAGAAGACCTCGCTCCGAAGGACACCCCTCAGAACGAGGACGAAGAAGATTTGCTCAGAATCTACCGTTCGCTTTCCAGACGGAGCAAACACGAGTTCATGAGCATGGCCTATGAATATGAGAACCGTGAAGAATTGGAGGGGGATAAAGAAGTTCCTACGAACGGAGAAGATAGTCCCCATAGAATTGCTCATGCGTAAAAAGGCGTTGGAGGTGATACTACGAAAGCGGTAATCTATGCCAGATATTCGAGCCATAGCCAAAGGGAAGAATCCATAGAGGGACAGCTTCGGGAGTGTCACGACTTTGCGCTGAAAAACGGAATGACCATCATCGGTGAGTACTGCGATAAGGCAATCTCAGGAAAGACCGACAATCGACCGAGCTTCCAACGGCTCATAAAGGACAGCGAGAAGGGGCAGTTTGAAGCGGTGATAATGTATACCCTTGACCGTTTCGCTCGAAATAGGTACGACTCTGCCATCTACAAAGCAAAACTGAAAAAGAACGGTGTGCGGGTCTACTATGCCAAACAGCCAATGCCCGACACGCCAGAGGGCATTATCCTTGAGTCCGTGTTGGAGGGGTATGCCGAGTACTACTCGGAGAACCTGTCACGCAACATCAAACGGGGCATGAAGGAAAACGCATTGCAGTGCATTGCCAACGGTGGAGCCGGTATGCCCTTGGGGTACACGGTAGGCGAAGACAGAAGGTACAAGATAGACCCCGTTGGAGCAAGAATCGTTCAAGAGATTTTCCAGATGTACGCTGACGGTATGTCGGCTACGCAAATCATCAACGAGTGCAACAAGCGTGGCTATAAGACCGCACGAGGAAATGCGTTCAACAAAAATAGCCTACGCACCATGTTGAAGAACGACAGGTACATAGGCGTATATCGGTTTGCGGATGTCGTGGTGGAGGGTGGTGTCCCGCCCATCATAAGCCGGGAGCTGTTTGACAAGGTTCAAGCTACCCTCAAGCACAACTATTCAGCCCGTGCAAGGAACAAGGCCAAGGACGATTACCTTCTCACCGCCAAGCTGTTTTGCGGTCACTGCGGCTCCTCCATGGTGGGAGAGAGCGGCACTTCAAAGTCTGGAAAGCTCCATCACTACTACAAGTGCATAGAGCGCAAGCGCAAGCACAAGTGTAATAAGGCCGTGGAGAAGAAAGACTGGATGGAGGAGTTGGTGGTTCGCTTCACTGTCCAAAAAGTGCTGACCGATGAAAACATAGAGCGCATTGCGGTCAAGGCCATGGAGATTATCGAGAAGGAGTCTGCTGACACCACCTACATTGATGGTCTACGAAACGAGCTGAAAGAGGTTAAGAAGAAAATCAAGAACCTCATGACTGCCATCGAGCAGGGCATTATCACCCCGTCCACCAAGGAGAGGATGGACGAGCTGGAACTTGAGAAGAACGAGATAGAGGGAAGAATCGCCAGCGAGGAAATGAAAAAGCCACTCCTGACGAAAGAGCGCATAATGTACTGGCTCTACTCGTTCAAGAGTGGCAATATAGATGATGTCGAGTACAAGCGTAGGGTGATAGACACGCTGGTGAACTCGGTGTATGTCTATGATGAAGGGGACAAAGGGAGAAGAATTGTCTTCACCTTCAACATATCAGGGCAAAACACCGCTACGCTCTCGTGTTCGGATATAGCGTGTTTCGCTCCACCAAATTGTGCAAATCCGAACACCTTATTTTTCGTAAAGCATTGCTTCGGATTTGTTTTGATAGTAGAGGAAGTCTGATTTCGGTCAGGCTTCCTTCTTTTCTGTGGCGAGTTTCAGCTCAAGGACAGCGGCTTCGATAATATTGTCGATCTCGGCGGTGTCGAGATGGAAACCCTTGCTGTTCAGAAATTCAACCACATAGGCTTTCTTTTCCTCACCACGGCCTGTGCCGACATAGATCATTTCTGCCGCTTCCACGGCGATGTTCACCCAAAACTTGATGGTCTCGAGCTGTTCCGCAGTCACCTTCGTCTTGATGTACGGAATCAGAAATGCGGAAACCAGAGAGAAAACGAGGGTCAGAATAGCGACCACGATCTGCGTCAAATCAACCATTGTAATATCCTCCTTGTTCATTGAATGATTGCTCTGTCAGTTCGACATTGTAGAGCTTCATCAGCTTTATACGGTTTTCGACTTTCGCTTTGGCATAATAGAAACCTGTGCCTGTGGCGGTCTCTGCGGCAACCGCTGGAATGAGATATGCCAGCGGAGACAGATCGCAAGTCCTCCATATCATAATGAAGGTGAATACGATTACCGCCACATTCACGAAAGCCGCAACAACCAGTATCTTCTTTGAAAACTCCATCGGTGTCTTCCGACTTGTCCTCTTGCCGCTCATGGATTACACCTTCTTGGTGTAGTCCAGAGAAATCCAGCCAGCCCCGGATTTCAGCTTGCCCCACTTGGAAGCTCCCTGACCGTCCGCTTCGGCAACGATGGTGTAAGTACCCATGTCACGGATAGAACCGTTCGTGCCGTAGTTCGTGCCAGCACCCTTGCGGATATTCAGCACAGAGGTTGTCACCTTAACCAGATAGGGAGTGAAGGTGGAAGTGCCGCCAGAAGTATCAGCGGAACTCTGTGCGTCCTCCACATCAATCCAGCCCGTAACCTGTCCAGAAACACCGACATTGCTGGTCTTGTTGGTGATTCTGATTCTGCCGTTCACAACCGCATTGCTCCACACATAGAAAGTCCCGGTCTTGCTCGAAGACTTGTTCTTGGTGGTGGAAGACACATACAGAGGAGTATTCTTGAGGGTCAGCTTAGTACCCGCAGACAGCCCGCCAGAGGACGGTGTAGAGGGCGTGGAAGGATTGGTAGGGGTAGATGTACCCCCGGCGTTCCCGAGCCGTCTGTTGACCTCTGCGGCGATCTCAGAGTGCTTGTTGTACAGGTAATCACCGGGGCAAGCCTTGTTCGCAAACCAGCGATGGACGGTCATGTTCTGCTTGTCCACTTGACCGATCAGAGACTTGTCTCCTTTCCAGAGAAGCTGTTTGATACCATTGCGCTTACAAATGTCCGTAACCAGATCAAGCAGAGCGGCATACGCTTTGTCAGTAACGGCATAGGGGTGAGTGGTGTCGCTCGCCACCTCGATAGTGATAGCACGATGATCGTTGGCGGCGTTGGAAGAACACCAGCTCCTATCCTTCTCGTCAACGGACAGACCAATCGAACCGTCCTTACCGACAACATAGTTTGCGCTACACTCTCGACCTGTGGTAGCGAAGTAATCGCACCCCTGCTTCGCTGTCCATTGCCCCACGATACAGTGAATGGTGATCGTGTCGATAGCATGGTTTCTCGGCGAATTTTTGTTCTTGCTGATATTGGTGTATGTAACCAGCGGCGAATTGCTCATATTGACTTCCTCCTTTGCATTGTCATATTGGGTCAAGCCCCATTGCTCAATGACAGACATGAGATTGTCCACATATTTGAGCGAGGTGGCATAACCGTCAGCTTTGATGTTCTCAAGGTATTGCCGAGGGTCGGTAACTCCCTTGAGGTTTGCATAATTGGAGATATTGGTGAAATCGAAATACCCGATAATGCCATTCTCCATGTCCTTGAACTTGCACCATTGCATAGAGGAGCTGGTATAACTCCCGTCTGCATTTTGCTCGCTACCTACCTTGTTGTAGATACCGATACAGGTCTTGCACCGACCAGCACGATATTTCAACCCGAAGTAGTTATGAGCGTTTGTGGCAAGCTCAGAAGTGCCGTAAGCACTCTCCAAAATCGCTTGAGCGATGATGGGAGAATAGACCTTAATGTTGTAAGAAGGGGCATACTTCTTCACATAGGCCGCAATCTGTTTGATAAACTCCTGCTTGTCCATATTAGACCACCTCCCTTACAGGAAAGAGTTTTCGTCTGAACATTTCTGATAAACCCTTTTGACATTTTTGATCGCCAGAGTAGCTTTGTTGTTTTCATACTCAGGGTGTTCGTCACAATACTTCTCGTAGCGAGTAATATCATCGAGAATCTGATCGAAATGTTCTTTGGTGTGTCTCTGCTCGTGAAGAATTTCATCGTTGAATCGAAGGATTCTATAACGACAGGTGGTGGCTTCGCTCTGCCCGATTTCTCTCGTAAGGACTTCCAGCCGCTCGATGTTATTGAGCTGTGCTTTTTTCACAGTATCAATGGCTTCCCAAAGAGATTTCTGAATGTCCAGACTTTGCTTGCGCCATTCCGGGTAGTGAGACGCTTGCTCGATAATCTGCTGAACCTTGCGCTCCTTTTCTTCCTCTTTCTTATACCGCTCGATCATGTGGTTTTTGGCGATGGTGTACAGCTTCCACACGAACACCAGAGCGGCAATAACGACTGCAACCGAAGCAACAGTCAGGTTGCCAAAAACCTGTAAGAACTCGTCCATAGGCGTAATCTCCTTATTGTAGTGTAGGGTTTATCGTATGGGGTCGTTGCGACCCCATACGACAGCCCATGCGCTGAACCTTACTCTACGATAAGGTCTTCCAGCTCGAGGTCTACCAGAAGCTCACGCACCTGCGGCTTGATAACAGCGGGTACGCTCTGATAGGTTCTCTTGCCCTTTACGATAAGAGCGACATAAATGACAGCCATGTGTTCCACCTCCTTCCTCTTTACGAAAATGAGTAGATTTCCGAAAATATTGAGGAACATCTTACTGCTCCTCCAACAGCTTCTCGACTTCCTCACGAAGCTGTGCCGGAACATCGTCAATGGTTTTCAGCCCCTTGCGAATGAGGGCAACATAAATCTTCGCCATCTTACATACCTCCCAAAATCATTTCATACAGTTCAGCGAGAGCAACCTGAATGTCGGTCACGCTGTTTCCTGTTGCCACCAGAGCCGCATACACCTTCTCGGCCTGAGACTTTTCACGGAAAGCCAGATAGTAAGTACCATCAGGCCACTCCATCTGCTGAATGAAGACCATATCCTTGTAGGTCTCCTCGGTCTCGCCATCAGAAATCGTCATGGTGGAGAGATTATCCTCGAAGATCGTCTCGTCCACCTTTTCGGTGCTGACGAAGTTATCACCGTTTTTGCCAAGCCCGGTCAGCTTGCGACCATCGGCGAGGGTGATTGTGTACTGCATTTCGTTACCTCCTTTAACTGATTGAACAATGTATCCATGTTGCTTCTCTGTTGCCTACTCATTATGCGGTAATGGTTCTTGAACCAAGACTTATACCAGTCTGTGAACTCTTTTTCCGATAACTTCGGGGCAAGTTTCTTCATTTTCCTTCTCATTCCCGTCAACCGCTTTGGGTTGATTTTCTGAATAACCCTGCCCGTATCGGTGAGAGAATATTGGACTTGAAGGAATCGCCAATGCTCGGAGAGCTTACATACTCGTGTCTTGCGGGTATTGACCGTAATGCCTATTTCTCTTGCTATCTCAATGATTTCTTCCAGAAGCTCCAACAGGAACTCCTTGCTCTCGTGGATAATGTAGCTATCGTCCATATATCGCCCGTAGAACTTTACGCTCCTGACAATTTTTATGTAATTGTCAATCCGAATCGGATAAGCAATACCAGCGGTTTGTGCCACCTGATCTCCAATGTTGAGGTGCTTTGCCATAAACTTTTCGCCCGTAAGAAGCGACTTGTCTATGTACTGATAGACCAGAGAATTAAAGAGCCTGTTCATACAGTTCTCATATTCATCGTCCGTCATATAAGACACATCTACCTTCGAGCGGTCAACGGTCTTTCTCAACAACCACAGAGCGTGTTCATCATCGACATACTTCTCAAACAGCCGCAACAGCACATCATGTCTGATATTGTCGTAATACTTCGAGAAGTCAATCAAAAGGACATATCCTTCGTTTGACCCATGCTGTGCGTAATATCTGCGTAGGTGCTTCAACAACCGCCGCCGTGTGAAATCAATACCTTTTCCAACAAGGCTTGCGCCATTATCAAATATCAGGTACTTCTCTATGGCAGGGTTCAGAATTTCATCGCAGAGGGCGTGTTTCGCTATTCTGTCTTGAATTTGCTCTCCTGTGATATGCCGAATTTTTCCTCGCTCATGGAGCATAAAACTGGTGGTAGGTAAGAACTCATAGCTTTTATCCTTGAGAGCCTTTTGCATATTTGCCAACTCAAGGAGATAGTTCATTTCAAACTTCTGCACCTGTGGCTTCCAATCACTACCTTTCCTCGCTCTTTTGTAGGCTTCGTAAAGCGCATTTCCATCGAATATCTCACGCTGATAACCACAGTTCTCGTAAGAAGTGGTGTCGTGTTTTGTATTTACCATACTGGAAGGACAACCTCTCCTTTCTCTGTCTGCGAAACGCTCAATAGGCTATTCAATCGCAGAATCGAAATCGGGGCGAACGCCATTAGAGTTACTGGCGTTGTTGTAGTTCGCATTGCCGTTGTTGTTGACATTGGCGAAATTGGAAGCGGAATCAGAGATTGCCCTCTTAAATTTGTTATCGGATTTCCTCCAACCTTTGAGGAGGTTGATTTCTGTCTGTATCAAATCTGCAAAACGGAGGTACTTGTTCACATCGACAGGAAGGGTCTCGATAGCATACTGCAACTCCTGTGTCAGCCTGTAACATTGCCCAACCGCCCTGTCTTGGCGAATCCTTCGCTCAATCAGCTCCTCCATACAGGTAGGATAAATACTGTTCGCCACGAAGATTTCCTCACCGATGGTTCTCAGACAATCGACAACGACTTGTCTTTCGTCATGTATAAACCATTCGGCAAAGGCTTCGTTCTTCGCCTTGACCTTATCGTATCGGGCTTTTTCTTCGGGAGTAAGTTCCTCATAAGGTTTGCCGCCGAACATCTTCAATACCTTGCTGTCGGCTCGCTCGAGGTCGTACCCGAAGTCTCTAAGCAGTAGATCGGTGATCTCCTTCCTCATTTTGTAGAAGTGATGAAACACCTCAAACTGTGACGGTTTTCGTTTTGCCTTTAATACTGACATTCAAAGAATCAACCTCCTTGTGCGACCCACAAGGGGTCGCAGATTTTAGGATATACAGAAAGCGGGGCGAACGCCACAAGAGAAACTGGCGTAGGTGCAGTTCGCACTGCCGTTGCTGCCGACATAGGCGAAATCGGAAGCGGAAATCACATCACGCAACCACCAGCTCGCACGATTGCAGATACGGCTCGGCTCATGCTGGAACAGCGGCAACTGGCTCTTTTCCACACGGTAATTGTTCGGAACGGTAGTGCCATCAGAAACGGGGCTGAACACACCATTGCCGTAAACCATGTGTTCACACATCAGGTCAACCTCGCTGTCACACCACGCACCAGCGGACGCTTTGCCGTTTGCGGTGGCGTTGGAAAGGTAAATGCGCTTGGAAAGCACATGACCGCTGAAAGCCGCCTTGATCGTGGTCTTGGCCTGTTCCAGACCCTCGGTGTACATCTTCGAGCCTACATAAGCACCCGTGGTGATGTTGGTGTCGTTCATCACATGATTGTACAGACAGGTATCAGGGACAAGAACGACATGGTGTTTGGTACAACTGGTATCACCGCAGTTCAGATAGTAGTCAAAAGCGGCAATGCGGTAGTTCACGCCACCGATAGTCCAGTAGTCACCGATGTACATATCATCGAATGTACCCGCAGAAATAACGGAATACTGCGTCGTGGTTACGGAACTGCCGAGGGACTTACCCCGATAGATCGCATTGTGCGCTCCTGCGTTATTGAAAAGCAGGGGAGCGATCTTGGCTTCCGTGTCCTCGACAGCCTTTGCTTTGAAATTGGCGAAAGTGATCTTTTTCAGACCAGTTCCATCGTGAATCGGAATCACATTGGAATCGCCGGGTGTGGTGATCGAAGTCAATTCGGTCACTTTCTTGGTTTCAATGCTGATTGCACTCATTGGTTATACCTCCTTATATTTCCAGTCAGCCACGATTGCGAAGCCCAAATCATCGACCAACAGAGTACCGCTGTTATCCACCGTGAGAGGAGCTGTGAAGTCATTCTTCAAAACCATGTGTTCGAGGGCAGACAACCGTTCGTCAAGCTCCGTAGTCTGATTCTGCAAGCTCCCGGCAACATCTTCCGACAACTGACCTTTGATGGTATCAAACCATGTATCGAACGCTTTCTTCTGCTCGCTCTCATAGGAAGTCATGTGTTCCTCATAGGTATGCTCGATTTCGGCAAGAGAGGAATCTCCACGCTCTTTCAAATCCGCAACATAGGTGACATAGGAATCGTACTCTGCATTGGTAAGCGCACGAACATTCTCAATGACCTTGTTCCCGGAACTTTCAAAGAGCTGTTTCTGTGTGGTGAAATATGTCTGAAACTCCTCATACAAGTCAGTCCCGCTTTCCAGCATGGACATGATGTAATTGAGGGCTTCATTCATTCGATTTGCGTCCTTTGCGCCGAAGAAGGATTTCTCCTTATTCGTGTAGACCGTAACATCTTGGAAGGACACCGTTCCGTCTGAATTATCAACCTGACTATACTTTTTGAGACCGCTCCACACAGCGTCCGTATAATCAGTAGGCAGTAATGTCCACGCCATTTACAGCCCTCCCTTCATTCCAAAATTCCATGTAAACATTCTCCTCCCTTCGTACTCATTCGTGAGCTTTTCATAAAGGTCGAGAATGGCACTTTCCAGTCTGTTCAATTCCTTAAAATCCATCGTGTTCCCGTTATCGACATAGACTGGAACATTACCATAAGACCTTTTCAAGCTGTTATTGTTGATGGTTTTCAGATTGTCTTCCAGAGCATTGATTTCGTCAGCATAGAAGAAATCCTTCGGCGTTCGATCACTCCCGAGAGACTGTATCGAAAACTCCTCGTACATCTTGATTGCCAGCTCACGAAGGTATTCGAGGTTGTTTTTTATCCGATTGAAGTCAACGGCATTGAATCTGTCTCCGATGTAAACACCATCGACTGTTTCCCCGTTCCAATCGGTTTTAGGTGTAGACCACGCCATACTTAACCTCCCTTCCTTCGAGCTGTCACTCGTCCAGAAAAACTCTGATTGAAATTGACGGTGTGTCGGTAGATGTTCACCTTCATGTTGCTATGGAACTCGTTTTCCTGATACACGATGTCGTTCACATCAATCTCCGGGTTTCCTCTCGTGTCGTACTCGTACTCGATACCCGAAGCGTAGTAATCGCCAAGCCACTCGGCGAGGTCGTTCGCCATTCCCATGTCAGACATCATCGGGTTTTCCCACTTGATGGTCTTACCACGGTTGTTAAGGGCTTTGACTGCGTATCGCTCAACGATTTTGTACCGATAACCGTAAATCTCCAAACGATATTTTCCAGTAACACTGAATCTCACCGTGATATAGTAGTTGCCCCAGTCTTCGATTGTGACACCACCTTCGGTGTCTTCCAATGCCGCACGGAAACCGTAAGAAGGTTCACCGATGAAGAAGGTCTGCACATCACCGGCAGTCACTTCTACTTCCTCACCGACAAGATTGTCCTCCTGTGTGCCGTTCTGATAGCTGTAGCAGGGGACGATTACCTCTTTGATAAGCTCCTGTTTGATAGCTTTCGGCGAGGAGGTCATGTCGGTTCGGGTCATTGTGAAATCGGTAATGTCACCGAAGCTGAAATTGTTCAGCACAATGCGGTTGAACGGGTCAGCGGTCTTGGTGAACTCGATTTCCATGGTGTCGAAATCGTCAAGGTCGATATGCAGTATCGTGACACGCTCGATTTCGTCCTGCCCAACCTCGTACTCGGTCACGAGCTGACCATCGTTGTAAGTACGGATGGTAAACGCCGCAGGGAGCGTATTGCCGAACACGAACTTTGCACCGTAGTACATACAGGCCACTTCCTGCTCAATCGTGACCACTGGATTCTTTGTGAACAGCCCGTCTTCATCAGAAAGCTCCGCAGAAACGAAGCCGGTGTTGAAGCTCTTGCCGCTGAGGTCACGGGGCAGGAAGAACATCGTCCCGTCAGCCGTGGTGTAATTCGTATTCAGAGAAGCGTACTCGTCCTTCACGGTATCGTCCATGATGTTTTCCGCATGGGAGTACGCCGCTTCGGTCTTTGCGCTTGCGCTTGCTTCCGGGACGAAATTGGACTTGATTTGAATAGTGCCGAACCTCGTCTGCGTGAGAACACACCGGCAAGCGTTTGCGATAATCTGTAGTGCTTCTTTGTGCTGTACCCTCGGAATAGGGTTCTTTGTGAAAAGAATCTTGAGCTGAGGGTCAATGTAGTAGTCCGTCAGGCCAGCGTCTTTCAGTACATCCTCAGCCAGCTCGTAGTAGCTCACACCCTCGCCGTTGTACATTCCCTTGTAGTACTCGGAGTCCATGTTTCTGAAAATGTCCTGACAGCGAATTGTGGCGGTGTAATCGTCAGACTCCCACTCCGAACACAACAGCCTGTTCCCTCGAATCCACTCGATTTCCCCGGTCTCCGGGAGCTGGTAACCGTAGTAGATTTCCATTTCCTGCCCGGTTTCGAGGAAGTTGATTGCAGACTTGGGATTGTCCACATTGAAGTAGTGGTCGTAGTTCTTGAGCTGTACCGAGAAATCAATCTGCGGCACATCCGCACCGATGGGAGACACATAGCTCTCAAGGGTGGAACTCATGACATCTTGGTTGTAGTAGACCAAGCCGTAGCCGAAGCGGATGGAGTAGATACGAACACGGCTCTTGGGGTTTTTCATCGTGTAGAACACGAGCTTCACCTGCGTGGTGTTGGTCAACACTTCCTCAGTGGAGAACACCGCTTGGTCGTTCCCCCGGAACTCGATAACCTGTCCGCTACTGCTCACCATGTCGAAGTCAACCGGGTAGTTTTCTCCGAAATTGATGGTGATACCCTTGAAATCGGTCGCTACGATGTTCAGGTTGATTGTCAGCTCGAAGATAGCTTCCGTCAGGAGCTTTTCGCTGATAATGCCCGTGTCGAGGTATGCACCCGACTGGTTCTCCCTCGGAAGAAAGAACATGGAGCCGTCCACTCTCGTGAAGTTCTCCTCAAGCGTTGCATAGACCGTATCGTCACTCTTTTCGCCGAGTACATTTTTGGCGTTTGCGTAGTACGCAAAATCGCCATCCTCAACCGTGGCTTTTGCCTGTGCTTCTTGGTTAATAAGGCCGAAAGAGAGCATGATGTATGCTCTCTCTCGGAGAGAGGACTTCATGCTGTCTCTATATGCCTTGGAAACCTTCTGCATAAAATCCCTCCTTACTCGCCGCAGTCCACCAGATTCACCTTACAATTCCTGTAGTGTGTCGGTTTTCCGCTACTGTCTGCCCAATAGGGTTCAGCCGTCCTATCACCGGGGTACATCTTGATGGTCTTCCGGGAATTGCTGACGGGGTCTACGAATGTCACATAGACGAAGAAATTGCTGAGTGCGTTGAGAATCTGCGACCACTGTTCAGCGGTGAGCCAAGGCCACTCAAGACCGTCAATCTTGTACTGGTCTCGACCCACACGCTGACCGACAACGGCTCCATTGGCGTTTCTGCCAGCGTCCACAACCGTTGTCACAATGGGTCGCACCCCTCGCTTGGGAGGGGGCAACTCATAGCCGTTGATTGCGATATAGGACATATCCGCACCTCCTTACTTCACGAACACATAACCGTTGGCCTTGCGCTGGGTGGTTACAGCGTCAGTGACAGTGCGGTTCCCGATTTGAACAATGGTTTGCTCGTTCTTATCGGCCTGTCGGCGCATATCGTCTGCCATCTGAGACAGGGTGGGTTCGATATACTCTCGATAGAACTCCTCCATGCCCTCCTTGAAGCCAGTCACAGAGAAGTTCCTGTTGTTCACCACATCTGCGGAAACCGACTTGGAGAAGGAATCGCTGGTGTAGTACTTGAGAGCAGAGGTGTCCACGGCGAAGCGCATGACGGGGCTTACGCTGGTGAAGGATTCTGCCCAAGTGTTCACGACATCCTTCGTGGTGCTTCCGAGGTTGGAAATACCGAGGTTGTAGCCGAGAACGGTGTCCTCGCCAATCCGCATGAACACCTTGGACGGGGAATTGGAGTCCAACGCCGCCTTGTATGCGTTTTTCGCCGCATTTGCCCACTTGCGCATATACGGTGCAGTGGTGTCATAGAAGTCATTGATACCCGCATTGAAACCGCTCACAACATCCTTGCCGATGTTGTAGAACGCATTGCGGGAGACGATTTCCGTAAACCAGCTCTTGGTGTTGCTTGCCCATGCAGTCATGCTGGACTTGCAGTTGTTGTAGGAGCCAGTGATACCAGAGCCAAAGCCACTCACGATGTCCTTGGCATAGTTCTGGAAGGTGTTGCGGTTGATACCGCCGTAACCGGCTTGGGTAAACCAGTTCTTCACATTGGAAGCCCACGCAATCACCGTGGATTTGCAGGTCTCAGAGCTGGCACTGAGCTGGGTCTTGAAGCCCTCCACCAAGGTTCTCGCCGCATTGCTGTAGTCACCCGACTTAGACTGAATACCGTCAACGAATCCAGTGACGAGATTCTGCCCGACCTCCTTCATGTTGACAAACATGCCGGTGGACAGCTCCACATTGTTGTTGCAGAGGTTTTCAATCTGCGTCAGCAGGTTCTTGTAGTTCTGCAACAGGGTAGCGGCGGTCTGCAACTCAGGGACGGCAACTTCCAGCTTGGTGTTGAGGTTGGAGGTTTGCTCGGAAATGTCCTCCACATCGTTTGCCAGCTTGTCAATCGGGTCTTGCGTGAACCAACCAATAATCGTGTCAATCGTTGCGCTCAGATCCGCAATGGCAGACACTTCCGTGTACCGAACGACCTGACCTGCGAACTCCGTCATGAAGTCCACGAAATCGCTCATGTTGCTGGACAGACCGGGGAGCTTTTCGTTCAAAGCCATCAGCGGCGGGTCGAGCCTGTAGTTCAGCTCGTTTGCCACTGCGACCAGACTCTCCACAAAGAGAATGAACGCCGCCGCCAGCTCCACGAGCAGTGCCGTGCCAAGCCCGATTGCCAGCGGCAACAGACCCGCAGAAGCGACTGTAGCCGCACCGAGAGCCGCCGTGACAACGCCGATTGCGACCAGCAGACCAGTGCCGACACCGATTGCGGTGGCAATTCGCTCACCATTGTTCAACACGGGTTCCCAAGCCTGTCCGATTTCGTCCAAACCCTTACCGATTGCCCAAATCTCCACGAGGAACAGTCCTGTAGCGATACCAAGCTCTGCTAAAATTGCTGTGCCGAGGGCAATGTTCACAATAAGGCTTGTACCAATGGAGCCAAGTCCCGCTGTAGCAAGACCGACTGCCGCCAGAATCCCTGTGCCGATTCCGATTGCCGTTGCAACCGTACCGCCGTTTGCTACAACAGGTTCCCATGCGATACCGACCTGTTCTAATCCCATTCCCATTAAAGCGATTGCTCCTACAATAAGTAGAGCTGCCGCGGCGATTTCTGCAATTATAACAAGCCCCACTCCCAGATTTTTCGCCAAAGAAGTCAGCTTCGGAGACAACCCTGTACTGATCGTTGTGTCCAGTCCTCCCACAGCTGTAGAAACGGTTTCCACAGCCTTTGCATTTTTGCCAATATTGAGGACAGATTTTAATTTTGAAAAGACATCAAGAGCTACAGCAAGTCCACCGAGCAGTTGAAGTCCACCTATAATAATCGTTGTCTTATCAACGCCACTCCAATCTCCCTGTTTGATAGCTTCCCAATTATTGGCAATTTCCTCTATAATAGAAGTAAATCCCTGTATTGCAACACCCCACGCCGCAACTTTTAGCTTTCCGGTAAACAAGCCAACACCAATAGCAAGATTGGTTAGACCTCTTACAGCAGTAGTGGCATTATCCCAATTAACACCACTTTCGGAAATATCTTTAGCCGCAATAACGATTTCCCCTATACCTTGCACAATTTTGAGAGCCGCACCGAGTTTGATGTTGCCCAACATTATTGCACAGTCACCGATTGCCCCAGCGAACTCGCTAATCATACCTACGACATTTTGGAAGGTCGCTCCGTTTTCAAGGAAATCTTGCAAATACTTAATAAACTCATTGAGATCAGAAGCAAGCATTAGGAAGCCTAACAAACCTCCGCCCACACCAAGTTCTGCAAAACCTTTCAGTTTGTCGAGAAATGTGATTAACCCCTGCGCTATTTTCCATGCCGCAAACGCTGTTCCAATGGTAGTAGCGGTTAATAAAATTTTTCCAAGGCGAGTGTCGAAAAGTTCTGCCCATGTGTCAATGTCTTCTGTAATACCGAGCCATTCCTTCATTTTTTGGACAAGTTCATCAATCGGCCCATTGGCAAGTTGCTCTAAGAAGTTATATCCGGGAAGCTCAATACCAAGTCCACCCCCGCCGATACCGTCTAATGCGCCGTTTCCGCTGTCAGTATCATCGGGAGGGGAAATGATGTTTAGTTCGTCTATCCCGAGCAAAGCGTTTTTAACTTCCTTTGCTTTCTTCGCCGCATTTCCAAGATTGTCTTCCAAGTCTAACGCACCGCCAGCCGCACCACCAACGCTTTCGCTTATGCCGTCAAAATCTGTGATTTCAATGCCGAATATCCTTGCAAACATTTCGGCAATCAACCGAACGATCTTTGCAACTGCGATAAGAGGAGGTAGAATTGCTTGCAATATGGGAAGGAATATATTACCGAAAGCACGAGCGCACTGCTCCACCTGCATTCGCAAAATACGAAGCTGATTGGCGGGAGATTGAATAGTACGAGCCATATCACCGTGAGCGTCCGTAATCTGCGTCATAATGGCATAATAACGAAGCTCAGCTTTTTCCCCTTGCGTCATTGCGTTTACGCTTTTTTCAATGCCGAGCGTGTACGCTTCTTGTTGTAATCTTGCTACAGACAGGTCATAACCAAGTCTACGGAGAGGTTCAAGCTCACCTGCAATACCCGACTGTAATTTCTGCATAGCTTCCTCAAGGCTCATGCCCATTGCTTCGCCGTAAAACGAGGTGATGTCATAACCAAGCTGGGTTAATTGCTGACTCATATAGGCCGCTCTATCACCGGAAACGCCGAAACCTTTAATCAAGGTGTTAAAAACGCCTTGATTTTTAAGCCATTCTGCTGGGTCGATACCTACTGCGTCTCCTACTTTCTCGGCATACTTCTGCGCTTCGTCCGCGTATTCGCCGAGGGAAACCGAAACCAAGTTCATACTTTCGATATACTGATTCGATTTACTTATCCACCCAGCTATCACACGAGCGATTCTCTGCATAGCAATATAAGCCAAACTAATCTTTGCGGCAAGATTTACATAGGACTTTCCGAGTGTCGTATTGCTTGCGGCAAGGCTCGTGTTTCCTTTGAGTAAACGCTGAATTTTCGCCGGGAAAGCCGAGAAGCCAGCCGCAACCTTTTCCATCTGAGTAGCAAGAGGGGTGATAGCGGCGGCAACTCGGTTACACTGATCTGCGAAAGAATCAAGGTCAGTCTTTTTCAGCGATTCAGTCACCGTGTCGATTTGAGGTGCAATTTTAACGAGCTTTTCCAGACCAGAAGCCAGAGAGTTAAATCCAGACTTTTGAACGCTTTCCAGTGGCTTGAGAGCGCCTACCAATTTTTGCACCTGTTTTTTTGCAAGAGATAGGCCGGTCAATCCAGAAACGCTCGAACTAAATTTTTCAAGAGAATTTGACAGTGCGCCAAGCCCAACGCCGCCCTTGCTCACGGGAGCGGTAGCGGCTTTCAGCCGTCTAAGAGACTCGGAAAGTGCGTCTATGCCGCCAACGGCAGATGTAGAATTAGATTGTACTTTAAGTTCCAACCGCTCGATTGTCGTAGACATAATGCTCACTTCCCTTCAAATTTTTTGTTGTGGCTTGCCATGAACCCTTCCATCATGCGCTTGCCCTTGTCGTACACGCCCTTGGCATGTTCCTCCTCTCTGAGTGCGGCTTGCTTCTCAGTAAGCGCATAGGCTTCCGAGAGGTACGGAACAGGCTTTGCTCCTTTTTTGGCAAAAGCGTGAAGAATCGGGGTCACTCGGCACAATGCGTCATAGAAGTATGCGCCCTGCAACCACATTTCCTGATTTCTGCGATTCATTCTGAGTTCTTCCGCTTTGCGGTACGCCGCCACAAGCGTACAATCTTTATCCCAATACTGCTCCTCGGTCATGCCGAAGGACAGGTAATGGGGGAACAACTCGTTGAATTTTTCCGTGTAAGTGGAGAGGGGAGCAGTGGCAGAACTACCACCACTCCCCTCAGTGGAGGACAGCGAGTCACTTACCAAGTCGCTGTCCAGTCCAAGTTTCCCTCGGCTTTCTCAGGCTCCTCGACAAGAGCCAGAATCGGCTCATTGTACATTTCAGCCAGCTTGCCGATAAGGTCTTCCTTCTTGGTAAGTTTGGAATAGATGTCGTTGATGATGTCTTCCTTGACGAAACGGTGATGGGCAAGGAACGCACCTGCGAACAGAGCAGGGAGCGTAGTCATAGGCTTCTCGGTAATATCGGAAGCGATAAAGCCCTTCTTTTCCATCTCCGCAACCGTTCTGCGGGTAAATTCCAACGTGTAATCCTTGCCGTCATAAGTGAAAATCAACTGCTTTGCCATTTGTCTGTCCTCCTGTTAAATAGTTCTTAGTCCTCTGCCGCCATGGTGATGGGAGTAGAGGGGGCAATGGTGACGGTCATGTCCACAACCTCGTTGACACCGCCGCCAACCGGGAATACGGAAAGCTGACCCGTAAACTCAAACTTGCCGTCAGAGCCTGTGGGCGTAAGAGTACCACCCTCGCCAGTGCCGCCAAACCAAACGGCAAAATCGGTTTCCTGACCTTCAAGAGCTTTCAGCTTGGTAAAGTCTGCCTTGGTGTAGTTTGCCGTGAACTCAAGAGCGTCAAGAGACTGTACACCCGGAATGTAGGTCTGCATGTTGTCAGACAGGGTGGTGGTTTCCAGCATTTCGGGTGCGCCGCCGAGGTCGGGAAATTCCTTAATGTCAATCAGCTTCTCATAAGTAGAAGTAGATTTCTTCATCAGGAAAATCTTGTAAGTAGAAATAGCCATGATTCATTACCTCCTGTAAATCGTTTTTTCTTTGGATATGACAGCTCGGTATCGACCGAGCATACGATAGATTGTCGCATTGTCCTGATTGGGGACAGGTTCAAGCATGGTGCGTGTGAAGTTCAGCTCCATTAGGATTTCGTCAATGAACCCCACAATTTCTTTGCACTCAGCCTTTTTGCCCTTCGTGCGGTTGGAGTAGACATTCAGCTCGTACATGACCGCCACATGGTTTTCTTTACCCTCGGTGGTCTGCGAGTTTCGGAAAGTGGAATTGTCCACCTCAACGAGGGACACGCACGGGAAAGAAGGTGGGGTCTTGACATATTCGCCGGTCATGAAAATGTCGGGGTACTTTTCTTGCACTTTTCCAGACACCTCGTTGAAAATCTCGGCTTCAAGGTCAATCACTGAAACACCTCCTTCGCAATACTCGCAATTTCATCACAGACGGTTTTCATAGCGTTGTACATGGGCATGACAGCGGGTGCGCCGTGAGTCAGTCTAAGTTCACCGTCCTCATAGAACCCCCATGTTTTTCGCTTGCCCATGCCCTTGCCGTAGCCGCCAATGGTGAAACCAAGCTCAGACCCCTTCGGGTGAGGAGAACTGCCAGCAGAACCGTTATGGTAAACGCCAGCACCGAACTCCACCCACACAGCGTCCTCGCCAGCGGCGATAACGACCGAGACATTCTCTCGCTCGTCAATAGAAACCTGCACTTCGGCTTTTCTCACCCCGCCGCTTTCATCGGTCAAATCGTCAACGACTGCACCGTTGAAGCCGCTTTGAGCGAGAGTTCCAATCCGCTCGGCAATCTTCTTCCGAAGAAGTTCCGTCTTGCGAATGATTTCCCGCTTGTACTGCTCAAGCTCTTTGATAGCTCGGTCAATGTCCTTCTCGGACAGGCTGATACGAATAACCTTCTTACCCACTGACACTCACCTTGCTTATCGCCAGCGACACCACATTCAGGCTCTTAGCGACCTTCTTCACGATGTAGTCATGAGGGGTGATGATTTCACCCTTCTTGTTCACCGCAAGAGAGCCGTTCTCGTCCAGTTGTGGCGTGAGGTCAACCCAAAGCACCGCATATTCATCAATCGGGGGAGCGTCGCTGTCCATGACAATCACTTTGTCGTAGGACTCGTTCTCCCCGAACTGACGGGTCTGCGTTTCGCCTTTCGCCGCCGAAATGTTGGCGTAGAACTCTGTGGGCTTACCGTGCTGGACATCATACTCGCCGGTCACATTGCCATACTCGTCTGTAATAGGGGTCTTGCCCTCATACAGCGCATAGAAGAACTTGGTTTTGTTCCTGCTCATACACTTCATCAAACCACCCCGCAGTGCGGAATGACCGCTTTCAGCATGGAAGCAGGGACATCACCGTTTTCGTAGGTTCTCGACACACCATTCTCGGTGTGAGAGGTCTGCCCCTCAGCTCCTCGTTTGTTCAGCATGTACGCCGCAATCTCCACTTGGAGGTGTGCGTACTGCGCCGGGACTTCGGTTATGTCGTTCTGGTAGGGATAGGCTTTCGCAATAATCTTGCTTCCCGCAAAACTGAGGTAGGTGAGCAACACATCGTCAGAGTCAGAACTTCCTACCATGGCCTTGAGAGCGGTCAGCTTTTCTTCCTGCGTCATGTTGCTCACCTCCTTTCAGCTTAGGAAATCTCGTAGAATCCCTCGGTCTTGGGGTTGGTGTCGGGAGTGCCAACCACATAGCCGTTGCCGACCTTCTTGTAGTAGACCTTGTCGGGGGTCACGGTGGTATCGGCGGTGAGGGTGGCAGTACCCTTGTGAATCTTCACAGCCTTGGTCTCGTCAGTCAGAGCCGCAAGGTAGTACTTACGGGAGAAGATGGTGTTCTTACGAACATTGGCGTCCCCGGAGTCACGAGGGGGCTGTTCAACCTCAGTACCCTTCTTGTTGAACAGGGTGACGGCTTCACGGGTGGCGATAATAATATCGCCGGGGGTTGCGTCCTTCTTGGTGTACAGGTTCACACCGGCAACAGTGCCGACATAGCCGCTCACAGCGAACTTCTCGACATACTGCAAGGTGTCTTTCAGAGCCTTGCGGATGTCAGCCATGTCAGCCGCACAGACAAAGGCGAAGATGGACACGCCCTCAAGGTTCTCAAGGTTCAGAACGCTCTGAGCGTCAGCGAAGCAGTCAAAATTGAAGCCGCTGGTAACAACCACCTGCGTGGCCTTCTTGAACTCGCCGTAGATGTCGGCATTGACAGTGTTGAACATGTCAGTACCCATGTGACGAACGCCGACAGGCACCAGCATGGGGTCGGTCATGGCCTGTTCGTCATAGTACTCGAAGCGGTTCTGCGCCAGCAGAATCTTGTACTCCTCCGGGGTGTAGCTCACCTCGATGGACTTGGTGTTGCCACTGCCCATTTCCAGCTTCTCAGTGCCATCGGTGGCCTTGTAGACATTGATTTTGCGGGTCATACCGGCCTGTCCCTCAAGGCTGTTGTCCACCGTGCAGAACTGTTGCAGGTTCAGGTGGGAGTTGTACTGGTCTTCAATCTCGTTGGAGAGATAGAAGTTATCGTAAATCTTGTGTGCCATTATTCTTTACCTCCATAAAGTTCTTTGTATTCCTCCGGGTGTTCCTCGGAGAACTTGTGACGCTCCATCGGGTCGAGCTTACGGAACTTTTCGAGCGTCATGGTCTTGGAATCCCCATCGGGGGTAGGTTTCGGTGTATTCTTGAGAGCTTCCGCACGAACCTTCTTCTCAAAGGAAGTCAAGTGCTTCTGCTGATTGGCAAAGACCTTCTCGGAATCACCATCAGCCATAGCCTCAGCCGTTTCATCGGCGAGAGATTCATCGTAGCCGAGAGCGACCAGCTTCGCCTTGTTCTTGGCGATAACAGACTCACGCAGGAGCTTGTCGTACTTGTTTTGAAGCTCCTCACGCTCCTCCTGTTCCTTCTGCTTCTTCTGCTCGTCCTCGGTCATTTTCTCTCGGAGCTGTTTCTTGTAGCCAGCGGCTTCGCTGTTACTCTTGGACAGAGCGTTTTTCAGACGCTCAATCTCAGCGGAATTGTCTTCCGGGACATTCACCTTTTCCAGAGCGGCTTCGACCTCCTCAAAGGTCATACCCTCCTTGTAAGCGTCCCCAAGCACTTCTTTAAGGTTCATTGTGTTTTCCTCCTTGCGTTTCATAGGTAGTTCACTCTACACGGATTTCTGTTTGAAGGGTTGTCTCCCTGTTGCGTTTTAAGGTGTTCCCTCACCATAACCAAGCGGAAAACCGCTTTAATTATTCGTCTTCGTCAGAACCGTTCGGATTTCCCGAACCATCGGTGTTGTTCTGAGCCGTCTTCTGCTGTTGCGCCAGCTTCTCTTGCTGTTCCTCGTAATACTTCATACTCAGGGTGTATGCTCTCTCCGGGTCAACGAACAAGCCGCTATGCTGGAACGCCAGAAGGGGGTGAATCTTCGGCTGTTGGAGCATGGACACCAGAACTTGCGATTTGCTCTGGATGTTCTCGTAGTTGCGTCTGGTGAACTGCAACTCGATGTCTTTCAACCGCAGGTTGATGTTCTCGGACAGGTCACGGCAGATACGAAGAACCAGCTTGAGCATTTTCTTCTCTGCCTTTTTGAACATGTGTTCACTGTCCTTGGCTCTCGCTTCCGCAAGAGACCAGCCATCACGCAGAAGAACCGCCGCCCCGGTGTCAGAGGTGGAACTGCCGCCGTTTCGGTTTGGCATACCGCAAATGGTAAGAACAGCGTTGTACAAATCATCTTTAAGGGTCTGCGTCTGTCCTTGGTTCAGTTCCTTCACCACAAGGTCAACGTCAATATTCCCGCCGTTATCATTAGGAGGGACATTGATTGCGCCCTCTTTAAGAAACTCTTGAAACTTCTCTTTTTCGATGGTACAGCCAATGAACTTCCAGAATGCCTGAATAAACTGTTCCACGCCGTCCATGCGGTTGGATTCCACATTGTTGATCGCGTCCAACAGGGGAAGGACGATTTCAAATGAGCCAAGCCGCGCATTATTCGCCGGGTACTCGAAAATCGGAATCATGTCCAGCGCATGAGCTTTGGATTCCTTCTGATTGATGATGTCTCCGTCAATGAGCCAGTAGTAATTTTCAGTGTAGACGGAGTAATGCGTAATTTCGTTATCGTCAGTGCTGTACTTCACTGCCATCAGTGGTTTGTTCCCGATTTCATTGGAGTACACGACAAAGGTGTCACGGGGGTCGAGAGTGTACATTTCAAACGGAGACTCATCTTCCTCGATGGGTTCATCGGGCAGAACCAGACGATAAGCGGTTCCGCAAATCATCTGCCACTCCACAATCTCTTGGTCTTGCGTGGCCTTGTCCTCGGCGAACATCAGCTCGTTCAGGGCGGTAATGCCCTTGGTGACGCTCTCCTCGGTGCTTCTACCGATGTACTGAATCGGCTCACCGCACAGGTAGCCGACCTTGAAGGAGACAATCTCGTTTGCCCGGTTCTCCACAATCTTGTTGCAGATTTCAGGACGGACATCCTTTTTCCGATTCAAAATCGGCTGTTTGCCCTTGTAGTAGTTCCACAGGTAATCAATCTCGCTTCGGTTGAAAGCGTGGTCACTGAGAGCTTTCTGCAAGACCTCGACCACATTCCCGTCCGTGATTTCCTTCACGCTGGATTTGATAACCCGTCTGCCACTCATTTGCCGAGTCTCGCTCATGGGCTTGGAAGTGTCGATTTCGTTTCCCAAGACTGTCCCTCCTCTCCTCAGAAATTGAAAATGGCGCATGACTGTTTGAGCTTTTCGCTCTCGCAATCATGCGCCACATCTATGCCATAATTATTCGTGTATATTATAGCATTTCGGTTCGTAAAAGTCAAGTTCTAATTCTTGTTTTAGGAATTAAATGTTGAAAACCATGTGGAAATTGTGAATTACCACGGACGCTTGAAGACCTCAACAGTCTGACCACCCAAACTCTGAGCATACTCAGCCAGCATTGCCATGCCATCGGGGACATCATCGTGTTTGTTCTTACCCGCCATCGTGTAAGAGCAGAGCATGTCCATCATCTTGCCGTAATCAGACTTGCGCTGGTACAGGGAAGCGTCTTTGAACAGGCAATGCTCTTTGACCCATGCGCTGTTCACGATGATTTTCGTTTCCTTGTTGGTAGTGGTGAACTTGGTGGTGATGTGGGTGATACCGCCCTTTTTCTTCACTTCCTCCTGAATCTTCTCGGCAACCCGCCGACCTGCGGAATTGGACTCGAAGCGGCAGGACTTCACCTTGTCCCGGACGAGGATTTCCGTCAGCCGTGCGTCCACGATGTTGGGCAGACCGTTATCACAGACGCAATCGTCAATGTAGTAGTCCTGCCCATACACATACGCCACCGGGAGGAAAGCGTAGTCTGCGCCCTTGTCCTTGGTGTCGCAGATACCGATGATTGCGTCAGGTTCTTCCTTCGGAAGCTCGAAGTACCGGCGAAGCTCGTCCTCGGAGTAGACAAGACCCTCTCGCTCAATCGGCTCGTTCATATACAACGCTCGCCAACTCACATCGTCCATGATGTTTCTCTGCTCACGGTAGAAACTGGTGCTGAACCCGACACCGTAGGCGTAATCGAAATTGGACTCGTCATTCTCGTCCAGAGCGGGAATGACGATGAACTTCGCTCTGTCGCTGTCGATATACTCCCGTTCGAGCCGCCCAATGACATCGTGAACAGACCACCGGGTCGCAATGTGAAGCTCTTTGCAGTTATGTCCGATTTTACGCTGTCTCAAGTCCGTGGTGTAAGTCTCCCACAGTTTGTCCAGCCGCTCCTTCGACAACGCCACCTCGATACCAGACACCAAGTCATCACAATAGAGCAGGGTGGCGGCACGATACAGACCAGCGTTGCCGGTTCCGATGGAGGTGAACTCCAAGGTCTCAAAACGCTGTCGCTTGTCGAGGTCGATACGGCAATCCTTGGCGTTGGTGTTGGACACCTTCACATCGGGGAAGACATCCTGCCAGAGATAATCGCCGTTCTTGTCCATAATGCGCAGACATTCATCATACACGCCCCGCACAAACGAGTTGGAGTGGGAGCCGGTCAGCATGGGTTTGTTGGGAATCTTGCCGCCGAGCCATGTGAGGTAGAAGATTGCCAAGGTGGTCTTACCGCTACCGGGAGGAAGGGAGACCGCCAGCAAGTCCAGCTTATCGTCTGCCAGCTCTTGCAGAGCGTCCACCACCTGCTTCAAGACCTTACGCCGGGGAGGATAGAACTTCTTGTCAGGCTCCCGGTTCCACTCCACATAGAGTAGGTAGCAGTCAAAATCGTAGGGGGCGGCAGTGAAGCACACTCGCTTGTGCAGGTCGTAAATCAACACGACCTGCTCCCCGGAGATAGACCTGTCGTGCATGGCTCGTTCGCACTCAGCGGAGAGGAGCTTCAAATACTCCACACCGAGACCCACATCGGTCTTCATGGCTTCCCGGCACATGAAGTACAGGTCTTCCATGGGCTGATAGGCATGAGCCGCCTTTGCCTTTTTGTAAATCGTCTCAAGTAGATTTCGCATAGATACCTCCGTAAAGAAAAATGGCGCATGACTGTTTGAGCTTTTCGCTCTCGCAATCATGCGCCATTGTATAATTTCGCTTATTCTACGATTTCACAATCATAAAGATTAACGATAATCGCTGTATTTTCCTGTTCGGAGTCTATTTCGTTCAGAAGAAATCCGTTGACTTTTGCCACATCAGATAATTTGAACTCCTTAGCTTCGTCAAGAAATTCATCTTTCATTTCACAATGATATATCACCCATCTGCCATCTTCGTTTTGCACTTGAATTGAAAGTGTCGAATCATCATCCCCAACGGTACTCGCAACCTGTCCGACAATGGACACTTGTTCCTCAGTAGAGTCTGTGTTTTCTGAACTTTCTTGATTATTAGAAGAACAAGAAGCAAACGCAAAACACATGGCAACCGTGATTAAAATAGCAAACAGCTTTTTCATACTTATTTTCTCCTTTTCTGATTCATAATTTTCTTAGCAATAAAACTGACCAGTAGTACGATCAGTGCTAACCCTAACACAATCAGCCAATACGAGCCGATTACAAATACAATCGCTACCAACAAGATTACAAATAGCAATCCCGCTAAAAATTCTTGCTGACCTTTCATTGAGTACTCTCCCGTTTCACATAAGTCAGTTCAATATCGTATCCGAGTGCTTCCATGATCTGGACAAGAGTTTTGTTTACATACCCTTCCTTTTTCTTGATAACACGATTTACATACTGTCCGGTTGTGCCGACCTTAGTAGCAACCTGTTCTTGTGTCAGTCCTGCTTCAAGACATTTCACCTTAACGTCAAGCTCTATATTGTTCTTAACCATACGATTTCACCTCTCTCTGACTAATTATAACACTAATTAGATAATAAAGCAATCTTTTTATACCAAGTGGTGCGTCCTATTCCGAGTTCCGAGCAACATTGATTGACAGTAAGCTCACCGTCTTTTTGTTTTTTCAGGAAATTTTGCAGGATTGTGAGAGGTATGTCTTTTTCAGGTCTACCGTCAACTCGAATCCCTTTTTCACGAGCGATTGCTTTTCCTTCCTGTGTTCTTTCCACGATCATATCACGCTCAAATTCTGCAAAACTGAGCATGACGTTCCGTATTAGCTTTCCGGTAGGGGTGTTGTCCATAATTCCAATGTTTAGGACATGGACGGTCACGCCTTTTTCGATAAGCGACTCGATAAGCGAACTTCCTTGAGCTACTGTTCGGGCAAATCTGTCCAGTTTTGTAATAAGGAGTTTGTCTCCCGGAGCAAGAATATCTTTGAGTTTATCGAATTCCGGGCGATCTGTTGTCGTGCCAGTGTAAGAGTCATAGTATATCTTTTCTGCTCCGGCTTCGGTAAGAATGGAGGTTTGAGCTTCCAAACTATTTCCATCACGAGCTTGTCCCTTGGTGGAAACACGAGCGTAGCCGTAAATCATACTGACACCTCCCTTAAAACTCAATGTCAGTAATTCCTCGTTTCGTTTCGAGTTCTGAGATCACATCTGCAACCATCTTCTCGTACTTATATGAAACCTCCCCCGGTTCATTCAATGTACGACATATCATTTTATAAGAGATTTTGAGTCCTTTACTGGCACAAATCTCATGCAAATCCTTCTTGCTCAACTTCAAATTATAAAGCCTTTGGTCTAATGAAAATGTCATTGTTTATACCTCCTCGTAATCCAATACGAAATCTTCTGAACTTTCTGTACTCTGAGCAATCAACTGAAATCCCATAACTTCCAATAATTTTACGAAAGTACCGACTTTCAAATCTTTTCGTGACAAAAGTTGGCATACATTTGATTTTGTGCCCATGTCTGCGTATTCGGTTAATTCATTAAGCGATATATCGTGATTTTCCATGATTCTACGAACAGTATCAATAGCAGTCATTAACGATACCTCCTTCTTGTAAACTGTTTGCTTAACGATGTGTATAACTTTCCTTAGAGAGATGCTTCTTGGTAAAAGTTACCGCAAGCGTTAAGTGTTTGCTTAATTTTATTAGTCAATTTCAAAGCTATCTGCTGGCAAACGAGTGTTTCTTGGTACAACAATCAGTTTGTAGTCTAACTGTCTTAGCATTTCTGTCAATGTGGAAGAAGGTATATCCTTAGTCTTTTTCGTATTCAATCTGTCCCATAATGCCGCCTGTGTAATTTGAAGTCTTGCGGCCATATCAGCATTGGTTACTTTTTTTTGTTCCATGATGGATTTCACAATATCTCTACCTTTCATGATTGACACCTCCTGTAAGGCTATATTATCATACAAGAAAACGCTTGTCAAGCATTTTCTTTTTCAATTTTTCGGCTACTCAAGCCACTCCCTACCGGGCTTGCGCCGCGCCGCTGTCCCCCTCCGGGGTGGTGCCGCTCCGGGCAACCCGGCAACGGCTCCCGGCTTGCCTGTCCCGCTGTCAATAGCATTACCGAACCTTGACAGCACAACACACAAGGCAAGCCGCACAAGCTCCCACACAATTTCAGATCATAGACACACAAGCACAAGGACACAAGCCCACAACACAAGATCATAACAGACAGGACAGAGACAACACACAAGCCCATTATATAAAGCCCTCATATAAGCCCCACGCAAGCCCTATAAACGCCGAATAGCACAAGGGGTATAAAGATATACCCCCCCAATATAAAAGCCCTCTACAGGGCTTTACAGACCGCCAATAAAGGGCATAGAAAAACCCCGCCCAATATAGGCGGGGTGTATGTATCAATTATTCATTTTCAAAAGCTCAGCCAACAACATAAACGGGAAAATAATCAAGATCACAAGCCACATTATTTTGTATTCCTCCAATTCTTCCATTTATTTTCTTTTTCGGTGTAAACACATTGGGCAAACTCAAAGATTTCTATTTGCCGTTGTTCGTCCAATTCCGATAAAATGTTTATAAGCTCTTTTGCAAGGTCTTCAAATTCCCGTTGCTGTTTACAAGGTGGAAAAGAATAAAATTGATTTCGATTATTTTTCATAATTACAACCCCCTTACACAAACAAGAAACGCCGTGTATTTGTCGTTTTGGTGTATTTTGCGGCTATTTCGGGCATATCCCGCTTTAATGCCGTTGTATCAATGCGGGAACTTGTGACGGCCTTATAACTTACCTTGTGTTCATCCCCGGCGATACTGTCAAGGCCGTTTTCCTCCATGTGCTTTTTTAATGTGTCTTTCAAGCTGTCCAGCGTTGCGCCTACCTCCTCAGCAAGCCGGGTATATTCGGCGATTTCTTTCATTAAAGCGTTTAAATTGTCCATAGCGATTTTATTACAATTCGTCATTTTCAAACCCTCCATTTTTAACAAGCTCTATTGTATTGCGTCCATGTGGGAATTGTTCGCAATTCGTCCCGCATTTCCTTTACAGCGGCTTTAATGGCCTTGATTGTGCCGTTATAATCGCTATACCCGGTACACCAACCCGGCGAACATTCCACCAAACCCAAACCGGCGCAAGCAATTAGAAATTGCTTTATTTCTGTAATTTCCTTGTTTGCGTCCCGCCGATCTTGCCAACTGTCCAGCGCAACCGGGAAATTATTTTCAATATCAAGTGTAAAGCCATCATAATATCCCGGCTTGATCGTAACATGATAATAATAAAAATTGTGCTTTTTCAATTCATGTTCGATATTATAAAAATCGTCCTCATAACAAGATTGAATATAATCGGAAATACCGTTTTCAATCGTGCCGCCGTATTCGTCAATTTCTTTTTGCAATTCCTCCATAAAATCCCGATCATTTTCAAAATCGTTTATATCATAGGGGCGCAAGCCCATTGTAATATAATCACTTGTAAAATAATTTACAGCACCCATTTTTCAACCCTCCATAAAATTATAATTATATTGTTTAACCTTCTCAAATTTCCATACGTTCGTAAATTCGTTTATCATGGTGAATGTGGGCGAGGTCTCCCACGGCAAGCGAATTATAACGACTGCAAATTGCTTCAAGCTCTTTTTGCTTTTCTACAGCTTCAATATAAATTGCTTTTAGCTCCTCAACTCGTCCAGGAATGTTTTCCACATATTCACGAGCAATATAGTAAAGCTCGATTTCCTCAAATGTTACAAACTGAATTTTGTTATCAATCAAAAGCGGCTTTTTGTTTCCGTCTTTGTACTCAGTGCCGCAAGAAATATTATAATCATTTCCGAAACTGTTCACCGGGTAAACCTCAAAAGAATGTGAACACCATCGAGAACTAATATAAAAGCGGCAATTTGTAGCGGCTTTTACTTCCTCTGCGATTTTTTCCCGTGTCTTTTCTCCGTATGGTTTACCGTTGTACTTTTTGAGAATTTCCAACGCAACCGGGAGAACATCGTTAAACAACGCGACTTTTGCGTTATTCTTCAAAATCTTCATTGTGATTTTGAGGTTTTTAATATTTTCACTGTTCTCGTTCATTTCTTTTTCAAGACTTCTCTTTTTAGAAATGCGGCTTTTAATATCCTCCATTTTCATATAACTATCAATCAATTTTGTCTCGTTACCCTCTGCCGCCCGGATTGCTTCACCTGTTTTCTTGACTTCTTCCAAAATTTCAACAAATTTTTTCATGTTCTTTTACCTCCTTATAAACTCATGTATTCCGCTTTGCTCAATCCGCAAAAAGCCTGAATGTGTCTGCCCGTTGTAGCACTCCATCCGCTCCACAGCTTTACAAGCTCACCGGAAACAAGCCTTTTAATAACGGGCGTTCCGTAACTGTAAAGCGTTTCCGTTCCGTTGTCCTCCACAATTACAACCGCTTTTCCGTAAAAGCTTTTTCGTCCGTCTATTGGTATCAATTCGTATTTTTTCATTTTGAAAACCTCCTTTAAATGTATTTAATTGTTTCGCTTAATTCATATAAACTATTGCAAATAGCGTCTTGTATCCGTTGATACACTGTCAATTCCGGGTTGTCTTTTACAACGGTGTCGAAAAAATCCATAATGTACATTGATTGATCGATAATGACTTTCAAGCGGTGTTCCGTTGTTTTCAAATTGCGTTTGCTCAGTTTTGTGGCGGCTTCTACCATGGCAAGGCTTGAAGCGTCCGGGCGTTCTGGTTTGGGTAAACCGGCTTTCTTTGCTTTCTTGCACTCTACTGCATATTTGATTGATTCTTGTTTTGTCATTTTGAAAACCTCCTATATTTCATCAAGCGTTTTCTTGATGATTTAATTATATTAAGCGTTTTCTTGAATGTCAAGCGTTTTCTTGATAAAAAATCAAG